CTGGTATGGAAGATTGTGCAGAAGCTGCACCTATCAATTTAACATCATGGAAAGAAACATATACTGTATAACTAGCGGATGTAGATCCCGTGGGAGCAACGAGTGGAGAGTAAGGATACAAATTAATGTAACCCAAACTCGACACATCGCCAGGTCCAAGGATACTATTCAAAGGCCAGAAATTGGCTACAGAAACAAAAGGTACTTCCAGCACTGCTGAAGTATCTCTTGATATATCAATCTCTACATGAGGAACAGTAGTTCTTTGTACAATAGAACCCATCATCATATTATTTCTAGCAATGTTTTTAAAATTACTGGTCGTGGAAATAGCTCCAGCAAGAGGTACCCATCCTAAAATGTAGCGCCCTTGTTGGAAACGATTACCATTAACTTTCAAAGTAAATCTCATTGTCATTCTTATTCCGAAATACCCAGCTACTTTTTGAGTCCATACTGCGCCTTGCGCAGAAGTAAAAGCAGAAAGAGGCATTGAAAAAGAATTAAAGAAAAAATATGTGTCGGAAGTACTAAAAACTCCTGATTGGAGGACAATAGGTTTAGCAAGATAATCGATAATAGATTGTTGTGTTGATTGCGTGTCTGACATTTGTATAATTGTATTATCTACGGAAATATTCTGACTCGTATCATGTACAACTACAGCCCTATCATCGACAAATTGTGTAGTTCCTGACACTATTGTTTGTCCACTCTCCACTGTAATAGCGGAAGTTTCAACAACGGTCTTCGTAACAGCACCATTACCATTAGGATTCTGAGGTAAGGTGCCAGTATTGATATTTTGATCTATGGATATCGTACCATAATTTTCGGAATTTGTTGTAGCAAGTCGATTTACAATACCATGGTGACTTATTCATAGTAAGGTTGAGTTATCCTATTTGGATGAGAGGAATGCTCTCGTGCTGTTTGATTAGTATCCCTAAATAGGGCAGCACACTCTCTATGATAGCTTTGTATATGCATACCGTAACTCAATAATACACATTGCATGATCACATCATCGAGTTGGCTTTGGACCGAAGGACAGTTATACTGTGCCCTAGACAGTCTTCCTCATCTCAGGGGAAGAAAGAACATTATTTATTACTCGCGTTCTACGAATGATCTACCTGTTATTATACTCGGTATAAGTATGTTAGTTTAAAGACTTAACAAGGTCATAATTGTTTATTTAATAATTGTAATCTATATTCAGAGTATCTTTCAATGCTCTTCTATAGTCTGAACTAGGCCACTTGGAGGGGGTCATGCCTTCAAAATGAGATAATCTCAAATTATCAAGTGCTTTATACCAAAAATTATACTTGTCTTCACCATGTAAGGCAAATTCACGCAAAGCGTTAGTAATATTATCTAAGGTAATAGTATCTCCTTGAAGACCCTTCTTTGTCCAGTTTAACATTCCCATCATGGACTCTTCCCTAAGCGGGGCGGTCCATCTACATGAAATTTTACAATATTTAAATCTTCTTTTAAGAAATTCTACTTCAGTAAGTTTTCTAAATGAAACTGTAGCTTTTTCCTTCATCTCATTGGTATAAGTCATACCACAATTCTTCATCAATGAAGGCATAGTTAATTCATTAAACAATTCTCTATAGTCTTTTGAAACATTATATAAATGATCATCACCC